AGTGATAGGGTCAAATAATGTCATTTGAATTTCACCCCATTTACTTTTACCTTTTACAAAGCGTTGAACGTTAATGTGGTTTAATACTACTGTATCTTGTGTTAACGTTACCGCATTTACTCCTTTAATGATATACGCTGGAATTCCATCCATGTATAAAATGAAACGGTTCTGTTGTTTCGGTTCGAACGCTGTGAAAAATATTTCGTTTGGATCTAATACTGCCATGTTTATTTTTTGTTATTTATTCTTTATTATAAATATTATTTAATTTAATCCTTACGCTGGGAATGTTGCTCCTGTAGGTAAGATGTTGAAATCTAAGTAAATAAATTCAGCTGTTCTTGTAGGTTGGATATAAATTTGTCCGATTAACTCATTTCTATCAATTACGTCTGCTGTATTATTTGTTTCATTCATAATTACTCTAAACGCGTATAAACCTTGTTTTTGTTGAACTGATTCTAAGTATGGATTTACTTGTGATAAGAATACGTTTCTTGTTGCTGTTGAATTTTGTTCAAATACTAATGTATTAGCAATTTGTGAAATATAGTTCTTAAGAGCAATTAACAATCTTCTAACATTTACTCTATCTAAAGCTGATGCTTGAGTTTGTAATGTTTTCTGACCATATACTACTGTACCTGTTCCAGGGAATGTAGCAATAGGATTTACTTTGTTTGTATATAAAGTATCTCTACTTGTTTGTGGTAATTTTTGTTCTGCTCTAATTACTTGTAATCCACCTCTGTTAATACCTGCTGGTGCAAACCAAGGCTCAGCTACTGTATCATTAAATGCAAACACACCTGCCATTACTGTTGATGCTGGAACCCAAACATTCTTTCCTGTAGCAGGATCAATCATTTGAACCCAAGGCCAGTATGAAGCCGCGTATGAAGTATTTCTTGAATTAGCTTGAGATGTTACTGTTGAAATAGTAGTGTTATAAGGTACTAAGTCTAATACAAATAAACTATCTCCTCTTGTTTGAGTATTATTAATCATTGATGTACATTGTGATGTATATCCTGAGTTATATAATCCTGGAGCAAATAAGATGTTAAATTTGTATTCATCTTGGTTAGCTAATAAGTTGATCATATTATTATAATCTGCACCTACTAAACCTTGTGTATTTGTACCATTAATAGTTTCGTAAAAATTAGCTCCTGCTGCTACTTGTCCTACACCACCTGTAAATGAACCACTTGAGTTAAATGGAATTGATGATGTGTATTGTGATTTAGCTACCCCTGTATTATCAAAATAATATGGAGTTGGAGTATTAACTGCTGAAACTCTTACATAACGTGAAGCGTTAAAGTAAGAACCAGATACTTCAATTTGATTTGTTGTTGGGTTATAATTTTGATCTTGATCTCCAAGTACTCTTGAAATAAAATTAGCAGCAAATGGATCTAATGATAATCCAGTCCAAGTTTCTAATACAATTGGATTATTTGTATTATCATTACCTTGACGAATTAATAAACTAAATGTTCCAGAAGCTGTATCAGAATTTAAAATTTGATATCTAATATTATCTGCTGAACCTGAAGCTAATGAACCACTTATATCTATTGATGAAGAACTGTTCATAATAATACCTTCAGATAATGTAGTTAAAACAAATGCTGTAGCACCTGAACCACCTGTAAAGTATGATGTAGTACTTCCTGAAGTTACATAGTATAAATCTCCAGCTGGTCCAACTGGACTAACTGTATTAAAGAATATACCTGTTGATGCTGATACACTTGAAGTTATATACTGTAATGAAGCACTATATGGAGCAATAGATTTACTAACATTAAATGCTGCTACAATTGCTGTGATAGTATTTGCTGGTGTTGAACCTGAAGCTACAAAAATTGTATTTGTTGTGTTTGCAGGTGCTGGGCTACCAGTTACTGCTATAATAACACCATTTACATTAAATGAACCAGTTGGTTGAATAAAATTAGCAATACTAGCACTATCAAATGTGAATGAAGCTGTAGTTGCAAATGTATTATTTTCAATATTTGTACTAGTTGCTGGTGTCCAAGTATTACTTGCACTTACAACTCTAGCTACTAATAATGATGTACCACCATTATTAAAATAATTATAAGCAGCAATTGAAGTGAAGAATGATACATTATCACTACCACTTTGGAATCCTGCGCCAAATTTATTTACGTAATCGCTGTATGAGGTAACAACAGTTGGAATTTCAACGGGACCTAAAACTGTAGGACCGATAATTGCTGCACCTACGTTAACTGGTTGTTGTCTGATAAACGATGAATCGTTTTCTCTTGCTAATACACCAGGGGAAATTAATGTTTCTGCCATGTTATTTGTTAATAAGTTTAATGTTTATTATAAATATATTAAGGAATCTTAAAATCATTCGTTTCCGATGAATTCTCCACTATCTATATTAATGGTTCCTACACCGTATTTTGATTGAAGTTCTTGACTTAATTTTAATTCTGTTATTTTAATTTCTTTAAGTTCTTCAGTTACTTCTTGCTTTTGTAATTTTAAATCTTGGATTGACATTTCAATTAATCCATATTTATCAATTAATTCAGCTCTTAATTTTTGAATTTCTTTTACTGATGAAATTTCTTGTTCTGTTAATTTTTCTACTTTCATGACTTTTATATTATTGTTAATTACGATACTGATGTAGCTAACGTAGTACTTATTGAGTATATTATACCTTGTACTTCTGTATTAAACCATACTGTTGTTGTTCCTAAATCAGCTGGGGTTGATATTCGTACAGCAAATGCACCTGATGTATTTGTTACAGCGTGATTTATTGAGCCTGTTGTATTAGCTACAACTTGACTTCCTGAGATTATTGAATATGTAGGTGATGATATTGCTGGTATAGAAGCAGCTCCATATTGAGTAGTTGATGTCCACCAATGTATTAGCTGGCGAGGATTACTTAAAGGTGTACCATCTACTTCCTCAAATTCGGCTAATATGGTTCGTCCTTGTGCTGTTCCTGTTACTGATAGACTACAACTTACAAATCCATCATTCACAATATTTCTTATAGGTCCTGTTACAGTTAATGAACCTGTGATTATAGTATCACCTCTAACATCTAAGGTAGCATTTGGTGTAGCTGCTGCTCCTATAGTTACTTTACTTCCTGTACCCCATAAAATAACACTACCTGAAGCATCAGTTAAAGCTACAACTTTAGTTAAAGAAGCAGAACCTGGATGTCCACCTATAATAACATTATCACTACCATTAGTTATAAGTTTACCTGAACCTGAGCCTATTAATATGTTACCACTTCCTGCGGTGACTGCTAATCCGGCATAATATCCTATTCCTATATTGTAACTTCCTGCTAAATTAGTTGCGGATAAAGTTGCTCTACCTAGAGCTGTATTACCCTCACCTTCTATATCTTGCCCTGCAGCAAATCCTACTGCTGTATTAGCACTTCCTCCACTTGAAAGATATAATGCATTTCCTCCTATAGCGGTATTAGCTGTTCCTGTTGAATTAGCACCTAAAGCAGCTTGACCTACAGCAGTATTAGAATCTGTAGAATTAGCTCCATTACCTACTGTTATACCATTAACTAATATATCTCCACTACTTGTTATTCGACCGGTAACATTTAAAACAGTACCATCAAATGTTAATCCTACTGAGCCAGTAGCTATATTAGAAGCGTTTTTCCAAACTACTTGATTAGCTGAACCTGCTACAGGACCTGTTGCTCCTGATATACCTGAAGTACCACTTAAACCTGATGTACCTGAAAGACCTGATATTCCTGATAAACCTGATGTACCTGAGAGACCTGATAAGCCTGAGGTACCACTTAAACCACTTGTTCCTGATAAGCCTGAAGTGCCGCTTAAACCTGAAAGTCCTGATGTACCTGATAAGCCTGAAGTGCCACTTAAGCCTGAGGTACCACTTAAACCACTTGTTCCTGATAAGCCTGATAGACCAGACTCACCTGAAATACCTGATTGGCCTGATAAGCCTGAAGTACCACTTAAGCCTGATTGGCCTGAAAGACCACTTGTTCCTGATAAGCCTGAAGTACCGCTTAAACCTGATAGACCAGACTCACCTGAAAGACCTGATTGTCCTGATATACCTGATTGGCCTGAAAGACCACTTGTTCCTGATAAGCCTGATTCACCTGAAATACCTGATATACCTGATTGGCCTGAAAGACCACTTGTTCCTGATAAGCCTGATTCACCTGATATACCTGATTGACCTGAAAGACCACTTGTTCCTGATAAACCTGATTGACCTGATAAACCTGAGTCTCCATTAGTACCACTCAAACCTGAAGTACCACTTAAACCTGAAAGTCCTAAAATACCACTTGTACCACTTAAGCCTGAAATACCTGAGTCTCCATTAGTACCATTTTGACCTGAAATACCTGAGAGACCATTTATACCTGAGATACCTGAATCTCCATTAGTACCATTTTGACCTGAAATACCTGATTGACCTGAAATACCACTTGTACCACTTAAGCCTGAAATACCTGATGTACCTGATAAACCGGATAAACCTGAAGTTCCTGAAAGACCTGATTGGCCATCACCATTAATACCACTTATACCTGATGTTCCTGAAATACCTGATAAACCTAAAGTACCACTTAAACCAGAAAGACCTGATGTACCTGAAAGTCCTGAGTCTCCATTTGTACCTGATGTACCTGATATACCACTTAAACCTGATAAACCTGATGTACCTGATAAGCCACTTGTTCCTGATATACCTGAGTCTCCGTTTGTACCATTTTGACCACTTATACCTGAAAGACCTAATGTACCGCTTAAACCTGATGTTCCTGATAAACCTGAAGTTCCTGAAAGACCAGATAAACCGCTTGTACCTGAAATACCTGAATCTCCGTTTGTGCCATTTTGACCACTTGTACCTGAAATACCTGATAAACCTAAAGTACCACTTAGACCTGATAAACCTGATGTACCTGATAAACCGGATAAACCTGATGTTCCTGAAATACCTGATTGACCATCACCATTAATACCACTTATACCTGATGTACCTGAAATACCAGATGTACCACTTAATCCTGATTGACCAATTGTACCTGAAAGACCTGAGTTTCCATTAGTACCACTTGTACCTGAAATTCCTGAAATACCTAATGTACCTGATAAACCTGAAGTTCCACTTAATCCTGAAAGACCACTTGTACCTGAAAGACCTGAGTCTCCGTTATTACCATTTGTACCACTTTGACCTGATAATCCGGATAAACCTGATGTACCACTTAAGCCTGAGTTTCCATTAGTACCACTTGTACCTGATAAGCCACTTGTACCTGATAAACCGCTTGTACCAGAACCTGTAGCTCCTGATAAGCCTGAAAGACCACTTGTACCTGAAAGACCTGAGTCTCCATTAGTACCGTTTAAACCTGATATACCTGATAAACCACTTAAACCTGAAGTTCCACTTAATCCTGAATTACCATTAGTACCTGATGTACCACTTAAGCCTGAAAGTCCTGATGTACCTGACAAGCCTGATGTGCCACTTAATCCTGATGCTCCTGATTGGCCATCACCATTAATACCACTTATACCTGATGTTCCTGAAATACCTGATGTTCCTGATAGACCTGAGTTACCATTTATACCTGATGTACCACTTAAGCCTGATAAACCTGAGATACCAGATAAGCCTGAATCTCCATTAGTACCATTTTGACCACTTTGACCTGATAAACCTGAAGTTCCACTTATACCTGATGTACCACTTCCATTAGTACCACTTTGGCCACTTAATCCTGAAAGACCGCTTGTACCTGAGAGACCTGAGTCTCCGTTTGTACCACTTTGACCATTTAATCCTGAAAGACCGCTTGTACCTGAGAGACCTGAGTCTCCGTTTGTACCACTTTGACCATTTAATCCTGAAAGACCACTTGTGCCTGATAAACCACTTGTACCAGAACCTGTAGCTCCAGATAAACCAGATAAACCACTTGTTCCTGAAATACCTGATTGGCCATTTCCATCAATACCACTTTGACCACTTATACCTGATTGACCTGATTGACCACTTAAACCTGATATACCAGATAAACCTGAGTTACCATTTGTACCACTTGTACCTGATAAACCTGAAGTTCCACTTAAACCACTTGTACCTGTACCTGTAGCTCCTGAAAGGCCACTTAAGCCTGAAGTTCCTGATAAACCTGAAGTACCAGCTCCACTTAAACCTGAAAGACCGCTTGTACCAGATAAACCTGAAGTACCAGTGCCACTTAAACCTGAAAGACCGCTTGTACCTGAAAGACCACTTAAACCTGAAATACCTGATGTACCACTTCCTCCACCGCCATTTAAAGCAAATGATGCTGTTAAAGCATAAGAAGATGAAACTGCGTTAGAAGCTGTCGCATTTAATGTACCATTTACACCTAATGATCCTGTAACAGTTAATGAACCGCTTATTGTTATATCATAAGCTACTGTACCTGTTAAAGCATCAATAGATTGAGTTATTTGGGATGCTTGTACTGTTTGTCCAGTAGATATACTTGCGCTAGATAAAGTTAATGCCATTTAATAGTTTTATTATAAATATGGAAAGATAAGAGAAAAACCGCTACTGCTAGCGGTTTATAAATATCACATAATAATATATTAATCTATTTGGATTAATTTATAAAATATAATATAATTATCTGATGTTTTAACATCATTAAATTCTTCTAATTTAAATTCATGATATTCAATTTCTTTTACTTCTTGTAATAAACCATTGAATTCTTCTTGAAATTGTACATATAATGGATTAAAATTTGTTTTAGTCTCATCAGTCCATACAGCAATTTCAAAATTATCATTTTTATCTTTAGTACCATATTTTACAATTAAATCTTCTTTTAATTGATTAATAATAGATTTTTCAGATGATGTTCTTTTAGCTAAATTAGTTAACCAATATTTAGTAGG